AACTTTTAGAAAGTCATCCGGTGCTTTTAGACGAACCTCCAGTAATGTGTCTATATTTACTTCCATAGCTACGCTCACTCCCCGAAACGATCATACCGCCGCCTCAGCAATTATCCTTAATTCATTCAGCTGATCACCACTCATGATTTTCAGCGCTTCTCTCGCCTTGGGTTTACTGTACCCAAACATTTCAGATATCAGCAGCAGATCATCAGATTTTTCCTGCTTATGCCACTTACTAAACCTTTTGCGAGGTCTGACACTATTTAGTAAATATAAGAATTGTGCCTTCTTCGACAGCATATTGTTCATATTCATTTCATTAGCATAAAAAATAGAATCTGGGAAATACGATAATCCACGATTAGTCAGAAAAGGTTCGTAGGATTTCTCCGCCAACTCATCGTTAGCAGAGTTTTCCATCAAGTTCTTCTTAGACGTATTTATCGCATTCAAATAATCAAAAGGGTTCATACCAATCCTGCTTCTTCCAATGTCATTTTCACAACACCTTCTTCAATTAACTTGCGACGATTGTTCATGTGAGATACTTGCGTATCTTCTTTGGATCCGCCGTAGTAAGGAACACAATGACCTTCTTCTGACATTACCGAAGTAACTGGTCTCCAAGCATCAAGGGTCGAATCATACACCATAAAGTCGCCAAGGATACGTCCGAACTTACCTTTCATATCTTCACCGTCGCGAGCAATCTTAGTTTGCAGTACTGGGTTTGGCCCAAGCAGTTCCTTCAATCGCTTGCTTGCGGCTTTGCCGAAAACTTTCTCTACCTTGTCACGGGTTCGAGATTCTGGAGTATCGATACCCATGATGCGCACTCGTTCTTTCTTTAACCAAACGCCGAAGCCAAGATCGATATCCACATCAACGGTGTCACCGTCAACTACTTTAATTAATTTTGTTTTATACTCGTACATAATATATCCTTGTTAACCGCTAAGGGAAACGCCCTTAATTCTTGGAGAATAACCAGACACACTGTCCCACTCTTCGGGAGTGGCATCATTCAGTCTGGAGTGATGACCTGGCGCCATCTTTGGGTCATATTCTGGGTAGTCGTTTTCCGTAAGAAATGACGGAGAGACTCTGGAGTCATCAAGATTTGAGATATTTTCTTCATCGTGAATATATAGTTGAATCAAAGCATAGTGCAAAACTTTCATCAAATCTTTTCGATGATCTTCGGGGCTTCCCTTCTTACCATATCTTTGTGCATATTTTAGCACATTACCAACGCAAAATCCAGTACCATGCCCACCATCAATAACAAACTCCGTTGCCTGAAACTTGTCCTTCGAATAATGACTGTCGTATGTCGAATTTACATAGTCTCTAAACTGATCAAGCAAATCACCCTCATTGAATTTATACTGAGGTGTAATCAAACATTTTTTCATAACATATTCTCCTATTGCCACCGGTAAAATTTATGTTGCCCTATTCGACCGACAACTTGCATTCCCCTATCATCGATCCAGTTTGGCGTAACATATGTTGCATGGTAGTGCGTAGCACCTTCCGTAATTCCCCTGTACTTATCCTGAGTTAAAGATACTTCAGCAACAGCAAAAGCTTCTTCCCAAGAACCAGCATCGTAAGGCTCATCGGACAATCCATCACAAAACCAACTGAACTGACACATATTTTTTACTGGAACCACGTCACCTTTCCAGTTAGTTCTTAATTTCGACTGCTCAACAACTTCACATACTGTGTTCGGATACCTATTACTTTCTACTCTATTTAGAACGACATCTGCCACAGCAATTTTTCCTGCAAAGTTATCAGATCTAGCCTCATGGTAAATATTTAATGCCATACACTCTACTGCACGAGGGTCAAGCGCGACAGACTCAGTTGTATTTGTTTCATCTACACTTTCCTGCGGCAAATTCTCCTCAATTGCAACACTTTCTTGCGGCAAATTCTCCTCAATTACAACACTTTCTTGCGGTGCATCCACAAGTGTCATAAAAGTGTACGTAGTAAATATGCATATCAAAACCCACATCAACAAAAAATATTTCATCATTTGAAAGCATCTTTTGCGTTATGTTTACCGCCCCACTTATCAATAAAAACTATCGATGAGGTGTCATCATCAAACTCAACTCCGTGGAAACCCAAGGCTTCAGTTACCCTAGCATAAGTGCGAATTATTCCGTAGGAAATTCCATTCCGTTTTCCCCAAAAATAAGCACACATCATACAAAACATAGTCAAAATAGTATAGTATACAGGATCCATAAACCCCCCCTTTTACTTGAATTGACAGTCTGCCATCACTTCTGTTAAGAATGATACGATATTTATCTCTTGGTCAGAGACGAATGCAGACTGATACTGGTATCTTCCGAGATGAATTATCATCTGCGGTATAGAGTTTTCCTGTAAGATAGCAGTCATACTATCGAATACTTTACGATAGAATGGGGTAACATCACCCTCCAAGTTTTCACCAACCCACTTCCTCATCGCAGTAAAGTTCTTTTCCCTTAGATGAACAACAAGTTCGTCGATATCGGTGTCCAACGATTTTGTCAATATTCCCGTATCAATTTTACCCAAGGAAGCATATCTCTGAAGTTCGTTCAGGATGCGCCTCCAGTCTGGATTGTGCTTTTTAATGAGCTTTACAAGAACCACATCTTCATACTCAATGTTTTCTTCGTCGAGAATGAATTTAGTTCTCTCAAAAAACTTGCTCGACAATTTATTGATCTCTGCATTAGATACGTTGAAATCTACAAGAGAACACCGACTGTGCAAAGGCTCAATAATTTTGTTTGGGAAGTTGCAAGTGAGAATAAATCCACAATTAGCAGAAAACTCTTCGATGAAGTTTCGAAGTGCTGGCTGGGTAGATTGGGGGTTCAGATAATCTGCTTCATCAAGAATGACATATTTACGCCCACCTTTCATAGAAATGGTAGACGCAAAGTTATGAATTTCATTACGAAGCGTATCAATATTCCTATCCATCGAACCATTAATCGTCATGTAAGAACACCCCAATTCCTCAAGCATAGCTTTTGCAATCGTTGTCTTACCAATACCAGCACGACCTGATAGTATCAGATTTGGAATAACTTTTTTGCCGACGAACTCCTCGAAGGTTTTTTTAAGACCTTGAGGAAGTATCGTATCACCGACAGTTTTGGGGCGGTACTTTTCCACCCACAATACATTTTCTAACATAGAACACCCCACACATAACAAAGTAATAGTTTAGCATAAATTGGCAACTGTGTCAATACATATACTAATATCAAGAAACACAAAAACAGCTTAAAATTGGGGGTCATTCAACGAATGAAGATCCAGACTCCGTAGCAATCCAATAATCAAGATTTCCAGCAACTCGTGAGAAATGCGAGATTCCATCAGTAGAAATTGACACATCATAATCTGCATTTACAATCTTCAGATTTTCATAGTTAAAAATAGTTTGAAACTCCAACGAAGTTTCACCGACATCAATAGAAAAAACATCACTGTCGGCATTTTTCACATCGATTGCGGCAATGGAAATATTTTTGCGATCACCTCTAACTACAATGTTAGGCAGTCCCATCACACCAGCCATTTTCACAATCTTAGTAAAGTTGTCAGAATTCAGACGGAAGTGGATTTTGGCATTCGATAACTCGATGTCATCTTGGGGCGGAGACACAACCAAAACTTCATCGGACAATCCATAGCGAACCTTAGATTTATCATCAGAAATTACCAAAGAAGAACCGCCATCAACACCAATATCAGGATTATCCATAGATGACAGCACAGACAAAAATCTGTTCAAATCATAAATCGTGAAATTATTGTCGAAAGAATCATCAACAGTGGCTCGTGCCAAAATATTTTCTTGCTTGGAAATTGTTCTAATAACATTACCTTGCTTAAACACTAAGCTAGGATTGATAATAGAAAAATTTCTAAGAACATTCAATGTATCTTCACTAAGTTTCATATTCACCTCTGGCATAAATTTACCTCATTATATAGCATAATATTTAAAAAGTCAACAAAAAAGGGCGAATATCTTCGCCCATTAATGTTATTGCGCTGCAGTAGCAGGATCAGCCGCAACTTCAGTAGTAGGCTCATCAGAACCAGATTCTGCTTCAGCTTCTTGTGCTTCTCGCACCGAAGTCACAATCTGATTTGAAAACGCATCTTTAGCAACATTCAACTGATCAAGTTGGAATTGCAAGTTTTGCATTTTTCCCTGAATATCCTGCACTTGAGCCACCAAATACTTTTGGGTATCGGTTAGTTGCTCTTCAGTGTATTCTGTACCATCAATAGTAATCATACTAAACTCCTTAAGGTTTGTAGTAAACAAATACGGGTTCATATTTAGTAATATTCCCGTTTATTTTGCAACTATTTTTCATAGTTGCTTCGCCAGTTTCGGAATCTATTCGATTCGCGCCTGGCATTCTAGCAAGAGCCATTTTAAGAACACCTTTATAGGTCATTCCTAAACCCTCCAGAATTTCTCTGCTATCGTTTTCTAACGGTAGCATATTTTTTCCGAGTTTTATATCTGCAATATTCCACAGCAAATACCTATCGTTACGCAAATACTCAACCGCAGTTTTTAGTGTTTGTTTTAAAAATCCGTCACGCCATACTTCATATGTATCAAACTTCTTGTAGGACTGCTCATCATCTTCAGAGTACGCTTCCTTTGAAAAGTAAGGAGGCGAAGTAAATACCATATCCAACTCACCCTTATGTTTCTGGAAGTCTGGATTTTCACCAATAACTTCTGAACCCAACTGATAGATTTCGTGTGTATGAGACTTCTTAAACAAGACAGCTTCGTTCTTAGTCTCATTATAGAATCTAGCAACATCATGGTATTTAGTACTCAAACTTCCGTCAGGCAAAGTAATCGTATGGTCTTTATTTGGATCGGTTCCAATATAGTGTATCTTGTGAGGAGACCTAACTGACATAGCTCCTAACAATCTCCCACCCCACCCAGCAGACGGGTCATAAATCTTAATCGTATCTTGATTCTCAATGTGCTTTGTGTACTTTTCATACAAATACTTTGCCGTCATAGGTGGAAAGTTTACCGCATACTGACACCAAGAAACTCGGAACGCTCGGTATCCGGCAGGGAAAAGTTTCTGCCCCTTCTCATAAAAACGAATCGTATATATGAATCCTTCTTTGTCTTCATAATCAATGTTGGTTTTGCACGACTCGGGTATATTATACTCTAAAAGTTGCTCCTTTGTCAATAGTAAAAACTCAACTTTATTAATCTTTTCGTTATACCCAGAGTAGTCAATACCTTTCTTGTGTTCGATCCAGTAATCGTGTGTGCCGTACTGTCGGGCTTTACTTTCAAACCATTCAACAAAACTCTTGACATCGGTTAGTGTGTGCCTCACACTACCCACCACGATTTCCTCACCAACCATCATAGTACGAGAATGCTGATAGAACGAATCTCGCTTGAAATGTCGGCGCGCATACTTTATTGTTTTTTCTAACAACTCATCCTTGGCAAAGTGATCGTAGATTGATAACCCCACATCTTTTTCACTATAGTTTATTCGCGTCTTCATCATGGTAGGAAACCATTGGTTCACGGCATTACCTAACCCAGAATGATTTCTAATGATATCAGACTCACCAGTAAGTTCGTCAATAGTCTCGAACTCGTGTACAGGATATCCAGCCATTTTCTTAAACTGTTTTTTGATGTCCTCCTCATCTTTACCAACTCTAGGAGGATTGCCATAGTCATCCCAAATTTGAGCAACGGTTTTTCGCAACTCAATAAACCAATCACGAAATTCTTGATCAGACATCCACAGAATTTCGTCAAAAGTTTTGTTCACCTTATGATCGATTAAGTGGTTGTTCTTTTCGTAAAAATATTTCATAAAACCTGTTCCAACTCTGTCCCACAGTTGTGTAAGAAATGCTTACCAGAACCCTTATTTGCATTATACTCTTCATCATAATATACTTTTCGAATCCCACTCTGATGAATCAACTTGGCACATTCGATGCAGGGTATATGAGTCGTGAATAATATAGCATCCTTGCACGACTCAGAACTCTGCGCAACTTTAGCAATAGCATTAGCCTCTGCGTGAAGCACTTCTGGTTTGGAAACATATGTCACATAAGTGTCGTGATCCTCTTCGGGGATGTCATTTATGCTGCCCGCCCAGCTGGGCAGAACTTGCAACTCACAGTCATTATCCCAACCGGAAGGCATACCATTATACCCAATGCTGATAATCCTATCATCCTTAACAATGATAGCACCAACTTTAGCTCTCTTGGCGTAGCTCATCTCAGCGAAAGTTTTTGCAACTTTCATATACGCAACAATAAATTTATTCTTCATAGTATTCCAAAGCTTCTTTAACGAACTCACTATCAGGACCATAGTTGGATCGATTATCGTGCCATTCCATATTCATAGCCCCGACTTTGGCATAGTAACCTTTACCCACAGTATCACAAAAATCTAGGTCCGGTTCCACATGCTTACCATCATAGTAGTACTCATCAATGATCTCAGCCAGATCCGTTTCGACAGTACCGATACACAACTTAGCAGGGTCAAAGTCACCTTCAGTCTCAATATAAACCTCACCAAACCCACCCTTCTCCTCACTAAAGAAATGAAGCACCGGTTGCAGTTCTGGTGTGATTGGTGCAGGTGCACCTTCTGGGCGTGCAGCATGAGCACTGATATCATACAAATATGCTTCACGGGCATACAGACCATTGTATCTAAATCGCCCTACTTCGGCAATCTCCTCGTCTTCAGAATTTACTTCGAAAACATCATATTCATTATCAGCAAAAGGTCCGCTAATATGTTCGATATCATCAATGTCATGCCATGCTAAATCAGAATCCCAGCCATCAAAATTCTCGATAATAACATCTTCATCTGCATACTTTAAATTATCAAAAAGTTCTTGAGAAATCCTACCAATAGTAAGTTCACCACCATACCGCCCAGTATAAATCTTAAATCTTCGCATAATATAATCTCCAGTTGAATGCATATTATAACACAGTTTTTCCTAAAAAGCAACATTCCAATACAAAATATTTTGTGGTTTATCGTGAGTCTCGTAATAATCCATCATAGGCTTCCAACCTTTAGCATCGTAGGTAGGAGCTGAAGGAAACGGGGGCATCTCCTTTTCCTTGACAGGACGATCAAATTTATAAGGGGAAATGTGGTGGATTGCTCTACCTATTTCATTCTCCTTCATTGTATGCCCAACTTGAACAACATGGATTTCTGCATCAGGAAACGCCAACTGCAATCCCCTGCTAAGAGTACCGGACGATCCTACAGACCACACCGCGTCTGGTTTGATAGGTAAATCCTGAGCGACTTTTATGATGGAAGCCAGAACAGTTTCGTGTTCCAATCCAAGGGGTAGAACTCGGCGTGTAGATGGAGACTTTTCTACATACTTACGCGCATGGGATTGTGTAACATTGAGCATTCCCATCTTAACCCAGTGATATTCAGCACCGAGTTCTATCCCCCGCTTCTGGTAGTTGTGGAGTTTGTCCATACTCCTCTCTGCCATAAACAAAACTGCTTTCTTACCATACTTAGAACATACTACAGGCAAACTTATCTGTGCATATCCAGTTGCGGGGCAAGACCCAAACACCCACTCTTCCACATCTCTGTTTTCTTCTGCGTGACCAACAAAATAATCAATAAATCTAATCTTACTACCATAGTTTAGTAAGTCATCACGCACTACAGATACGCCATCATATTCCTCTATCACAGGCGCGGGGTTTGGATCTTGCCAACCAGCAAGCAACTTTAAATAATCATCAACCAATAAGTTTTCCATATAAAGATTCCTTAGTCACAACATCAACAACTAAATGTATTCGGTCTTCGGAACCGAAGTTCACTGCTTTGTGAGGCTTCCTCGTATCAAGAAACCAACACTCACCAACACTCATACTAACATTCTGTTCTACTCCATCAGTATCCCAGACTGTAAACATAACCATATCATTTGTTACGATAGGAAAATGTAATCGTGCCAACTTCCCCAAAGAGCCACCAGAATCGGGGTCAACTTGATCAGTATGGCGACTCAATTCACCAGACTTAGGTTTCAATAACATAAATCTGACACGATGAACATCATCACCGTAAGGTTCTATCAGATCCCTCACTTCAGGGAACAGATTATATAATACACTATCTTGTAGGGTAAAATCAATACCTACGTGATCTTTTTTCCACGCATCCGACATCTCGGAAGGTTTAGTGATAAACGCAGGGTCATCGGTGTATCCGCGCAAAGATAATGCAGACCAAGACTTTCCTTTGTTATAGTTGCTATAATGATTTGTAAACTCGGGTAGTTTGTCCAGTTTAGATCGTATCGACTCAATTAAATCCCCATCAACATTATCAACTTTTTTGATACCAACAAACTCAACAGGGTCTATCTCAGGAAACTCTCTCGACTCGCCCCGATAATATATCTTATAGATTTCTCCGTATGAAGTAATCTTAGGTCCAACTTCACAAAACCCACATTCCTTCGCCAACTCAACGTGCGAATTATTTTCTGCCCACACGTATAGCCAACAGTCTGCAGTGTACTCATTAATTTTATTTTTCAGTGTAGAAATGTTACCCGACAACTTTGATATAGTAATATCACCGGATAGCTTCTCACCCAGCACAGTATTACCATACACCTTGATCTTAGACTTAGCTTTAGACTCGGCAACTTCCAAACGCGCATCATCTAATAATATCAGCCTGTTCTTGTGTAAAGACTCCGCAATGTTATTTTTCTTGTACTTAGCAAAAGGCGATAAAGTATACTGATTGTAGTCATCAAACAATTTTTCTATATCTTTTAGATAATCTAGATCGTACCCATGCTGCCACGCTTTCATTGCTCTACCATCCGAGAAAAATTATTGTGCTTTTCGAACTTCATAACATCAGCAAACTTGTCTTGCAGGATATCACCCTTATGGCTAATAACAAATAGATTAGTCGCTTCTAGCATATTGAGAAGTTTCATAAGATCCTCTGTTCCATTATTATCGAGAGAAGAATCAAAGACTTCATCCAAAAGCAAAATATTTGTGCTAGCTGAGTTCTTGAGTTTTGCAATGGTTCTCCAAGTCAGCATTAGTGCCATATCAATCCGCTGTTTCTCACCCTCAGAGAAGGAAGAATACGAAAAGTCATCGCGGTGCCTAGACTTGATAGTTTCTTTGAACGCTTCGTCAAGATTGAAGTTCACGAAGAAATCCATAGACGCCAAATACTTATTCACCAACTTGTTTATAATCGGAATGTATTGTTTGATGATTCTAGTTTTAATTCCAGTATCCTTGAGCAAGGTAGATGCAATCTCCTGATGATGTTTTTCATCGAGCATTATGCGGATATTATCCTCGATATCAAGCAGTTCCTGTTCGTATTTGGCAAGCTTTTCTTGCTGCTCTTTGATGTTATTTTTAGCCGATTCTGATCTAGAAATTTCGTGTTGTAGTGAACCAATATATTTCTGGGATGCCGTGTTTTCGCTCTGTAGACTAACAATTCGTTTTTGTAAATTGTCGATTTTATTCATAGATTCATTGATAGACTCCATACGCTCTTTCAGAGACTTATGCTTGCACTTCAGTTCCGACAAACCTTCGCTCACCTGAATCTTTTTATTTGCCCGCTCAGAAAGCACACTAGACTTAAAAACACCGTCTATATCCTGCTTGCAAGTAGGGCACTCATCGTTACCCTCATAAAAAGAAATTTCACTATCAATTTTCTTGACGGTACGGCTTAGATCTTTACGAACATCTTCTAGTTTTTTTAGTTTATCGGAAACCGACGAGGCGACTTTTACGTCTTCTTGCAGTGAGTTACGAGCAGACTCCAAACTATCAAGATCATCTTTGCGCTTTTCTATCTGAATCTGCTCATCATCAATTTGTTCTTGCAGAACAGCAACCTTTTCTTTGTTATCTCTCGTGATATCATCGATATATTGCTTGTGTACATCAATCTTTTCTTCAACAGAATCTGATTTATATTTTGTGTTAGACACCTCGTTTTTTAGTTTTAAGTGTCTTTCCTTTAGTAAGGAATTCATAGTGGTAAAAATTCGAATGTCCAGCAAATCTTCAATAATAGATCTACGGTCAGCCGCAGACAACTGCATAAAAGGTGTAAACGAGGCACTACCCAATATCACAATCTGTGTGAATGACTTGTAATTCAGTTTCAGAATAACCTTTTCTAAAGTATCTTGATAATCTTTTACTGCAGCGTCTTGATTCAAGAACTTGCCGTTACAATAAATCTCAAAGATGTTAGGCTTCATACCACGAACAACACGATAGGATTTATTACCAGCATCAAACTCAACCTCAACCACCGCATTTTTTTGGTTGATGCTGTTAACCAATTGTGGCTTATTGATATTCCGAAAAGGCTTACCAAACAAACTAAAACACAAAGCATCTAGCATGGTAGACTTACCCGAGCCATTAGCACCAAGAATCAGGGTGGAAATTTCTTTGTCCAGTTCAATTTTCGTGAAATAGTTTCCTGAAGACAAAAAGTTTTTATACTTTAATGTTCTGAATACGATCACGCAATAGTCTCCTGAGATAATGCTTCAACATATAATTCACGCATAAGAGTTTTTACCTCCTCAGATTCATCAATGTTTTGTTGGTCAATATAGTTAGATAAAATCGTCAGAGTATCTTCTGCCTGATCGATCAACTCAGAATCTATATCACCAAGAGTTTCATCCGCAAAATCTTCTATCACAGAAATGTTTGCAGGATCTACATTATACAGCTCATCGAGCAGTTTGTCAAATAAATATGGACTTTGTTTATTCAGTACGACAATCTTAACATAAGAATCTGCATAGTCATCAAAATCAATATCAGGCATATCCTTAGAATCGTCATAGTAAATCTTCTGAAACATATTATATTGCGTTTTTACAAACTCGATCTCAGAGGTATCAGTATCAAATATCCAAAACCCTTTAGGATCGTTATAGTCATTCCAAAACAACTCGTATGGAGTTCCTAAGTAGCGGATCTTGCCCACTTGAGATTGTGTGTGAAAGTGCCCACTGTATACAGAATCATATCGATCAAGAAAATCGGAGTTCATACCATCGTGAGACGGAATACCTTTCATCATCTGAAAACCAGCCAACTCAAAATGACCAATGCAAAATGGAGAGTTACTTCTATCAATAAAGTTGAAGATCTCTTCCTGATTATCCTTGCAAATCCAAGGTATCATATCAAACACCGTATTACCCACGGTCAGAGAACCCGGCCCCTGCCACAGAGTAATGTTATCATAACCTCGAAGTAACAAATCTGGAGAGTTTACTTCCACACTATTTTTCCAGAAGATATCGTGATTGCCAATCAACGCATGAAAATCAATATCAAACTCCTGTAACCTGTCAAAAAAATACCTGCGGCTTTCTGACAGAGAAACAAAGTTGATATACTTCCTGCGATCAAACAAATCACCCAGCTGAATAACTGTTTTAATACCATGTTTTTCTATATAAGGAAAGAACTGGTTTGTGTAGAAGTTGTCATAGTATCGATGAAACGCCAACGAATCGTTACGTACACCAAAATGAGTATCACCTAAGAGGCACACTTTCATTTAATAAATCCATTTCTAAGTTAATTGTATATTATAGACTAATATAACAACAATGTCAAGACTTCTTTTTTGATTTCTTTTTCTTGGTTGCTTCAAAGCTTTGGATGAAGTTTGCAATGAACTCTTCGCTGTATGCATCGTGCATCATACCATTGAGCTGAGTGGTTACGTGATCCTCACCCAAGTTTTGAATCAGCGTATTGATGACCTCATTTTCCATGCTCTTATACTTAATGTATAGATGTTTCTTTTCTTTCTGAATCCTTCTTAGGAATGCGTAGTATATGATCTGCGTGAAATATGAAAATGGGTTTTTTGATTTCTCGGGGTTAAAGTTGTCGATATACAATAGACAGTTTTCTACGCCATCCGAAATCATATCATCTCGAAAGGTATAATTGACAAAGTTTGGTCTGCGTGATAGATGCGTTGCTATCTTGAACAGGCAGGAGCCAATATACTCAGGCACTCTAGGTCTAGGCATCTCGTTCTCCCTAGCTGCTAATACGGAGTTTCTATACACGACCATGTTCTCTAAGAACAGCTGGTTGTCTACGTAATGCTTCAATGGCTTATCTTTTTTCATAATATTTTCCTAAAGTACTTGACATTTCCTTGACAATGTGGTTAAATAACAGTGTAGCCTATCCATAAGGGTATTTCTAATGTATATCCTTTTTATCAAAATCTTCAAACTCATCTATAGCTTCTTCAGCTTTCTTCTTCTCATAAAAGTGTAGTTCATTATCTACAACTTCTACATATGACTTTTCCAGATTAAATGTTGGGTCAGAAACAGAAACGATTGCCGTTTTGTATATTCTGAAAGGCTGATCAAATCTTGATGCCCAATCCCAACGGATAACTTCTAACTTCATGTTCTGATTATCAAACGTAGAATATATCTTAAAAGGATTCTTCACTTCGACATAAGATATAGTTTCACTTAGTATCTGTGCAACTATAGTGTCGCCACTTACGGTTTTGATTATTTTATTAATTTCCATATTCTAACCTTTCAGTTGTATTTGATACATCTTGTAATCAAACTTTTCTTCATTATATATTTTCATTCTTTCCACAAAATGTTGCAGCGTGTAATTTTGTTTTTTCCCATGTGTCAGATCGTCAGCAATATCGTATAGGGTAGCATACTCTTTATTGTCACCTAATCTTAATCCCCTTCCTATAGACTGCAATGTTCTAACTTTACTTTTACTGGGCGAAGCAAAGATTACATTGTGCAAGTTCCTTATATTTATACCAGTAGAAAACGTACCGAAAGAAGCCACAATGATGGAGTTGCTTTCACTTTCCACTATCCCTCTAATATCTTCCCTGACACTGGCCTTGGTTTCTCCTGACACATAAAACACTTTTCTGTTTTTATCAACTTTTTCACATATGGTATTATACAACATTTTCCCGTGTTTGTCTACATATTGGAACAAAAGAAGTGTATTTCCCCCTAAAGATAGCGTAAGATTTGTGATAAATTTGTTCCTTGATTGGCTAGAAACCAGATAGTCGATTTCCTCTTGATATTTGTATTTACTCACCAACTTACAGTTTTCTTTAGTGTGCTTCAGTATGAGAGATTTTATCTTAAACTCCGCAAGATTACCTTGGTCCATTAGCGTTTTTGTTGTTGTAACTTTTTCGACTTGACCGAACAGCCCCTCCAGCACCAGCTTATGAGTTTGAGTTCCGTCCAGAGTTCCAGTAAAGCCATACCGGTATGAACATCCATCAAGGTTTGTCATGATTGTTGTCAAAGATTTTGCTTTAAACTGGTGAGCCTCATCTCCGATAACAACGTCAAATTGATCGAACCAATCCTTCTTTTGTTTATAGATAGACTGCCATGTGGAGATTACTACTGGCTTGTCTGTATTTTTATCTGCGCCGGACATAATCGGGTGAACATATTTCTGCGAATCATATCCATACTCATAGAAATCTTTTTCTAACTGAGATACTAAAGATGTTGTGGGAACAATAATCAAAGTCTTTCCGTCGAGGAAACGGGTAACAAGGTAGATTATCAATGACTTGCCGGATGCAGTTGGAGACAGCATCATCGCTCGCCGCTTTCTTATGGCATGAACAAAGGCATCAACCTGATAGTCTCTAGGATCAAGTTTCATCTGCAAAGTTTTTATAAATTCTCTGGCTTCCTCTACAGAAAAATCTTCGTCAGCATCCACCGAACGATCCACCTCGAAGGTGTACCCCCTATCATCACAAAACTTTTTTAGGTATG